CCTCTGGGCTGTCGTACCAGAGGGTATATTTAAACTAGATGTATAGTTATGAATTATCTTTCCAGTAAATGTTCCCCCAGTTTGAGGCATAAGTCCTAAATTAGTACTTGCTGCTGTTCCTATAGTTACATATCCATTATTTGCTGCATTTCTTAGCTTTAAAAGTCCATCAGAAGTATCAACGTGCCATTGAAACGCATAGTTTGTTGTCAAAGCACCAGACTTACTATTATTAGACGCAATAGCTTGTAAAACACTATTAATGTCACTACGGACTGCACTTCCTGTTCCGTTATCAATTATAAAATCGTGTTCTGCCATTTAAATAATCAACATTAAGTTTATTCTACCCTCCTTTACCAAATCCGACAGCCTGATAGGTGAAATTTCTATCAATCGAAGCATTTGACGAGTTTTTGAAGTGAACAGTAAAACCCGTTCCAGAAACACTAGACACTTCAAAGTAATCTCCTGATGCCATATTCTGAGCATTAATTCCAATAGAGGGTAAGTTGGAATTTGCTCCTAATAATGCTGAAGTTCCTGTAAAGAACTGATGAGCAAAGGTAATAGCCTTTGCCCCTGCTCCGCTTGCTGTTAGATTACCTTGTTCTGTTCTTCTCTGTAAAGATGCTGTATAACCTAATTGTGAAACTCTAATATCCTGTGCAGTATCTTCACTCGTAAGTTTTGCTCTAAATTGAAATCCTCTTCCTTTATAAGTACCATTTGCAAAAGTCTGAAAACCTGTATAAGTTGGTGAGCCAGAAGGGTTATCTTGAGTAAACCTTACTAACATTTCAGCATTAACTTCTGTAGCTGTAGCTCCATCAAAGTCAGTAATATCATCAATCAAACCTCTCGAATCAAATAAATCTGATGGGTAGAAACCTTCTGTCAGGAAGTGACGTTTTAGGTCAAGACTAAATACACCACCTAAATCTAATGTTGTACTACCAGCAGCCCCACCAAAATCATAAGTACCAGAACTTGCAATCCCTCCAAAGTCATCCAAAGAACCAACAGCATCAAAGTCTGTAATTGTATCAAACAAGCCAGAACCAGCTAGGTTTATAGTTCCTGTTGCAGAATCAAAATCAATACTACTTCTTGTTCCTTGAAACTTAGGACTGTCAGTATCTTCTCTTCTTGTCTGTGTAATTAAAGGAGCTTGATTATCAGGAAGATCAATTATTACACTTGTCTCACCAGCACTAAATCTATTTCCATCATCTCTGAATTTTAAAATATATTCTCCTTCGAGATATGGCAGTTCCGCAGTTGTGGTATTACCAGCAAGTGCCTCAACAAGATCAACAGAATTAGAAAATGTACCACTACCATCTGTCTTTGTGGAGTGTCTTACATAAACACGACCACCATGAATAACGTCAACATCTGTAGATAAATTCCAACGAAGTCTTACCAACTTCTCACTAATAGGTTCTGCTGTCAATCCAGTAACATTTGATGGTAATGCAGTCTTACCTTGTGCGTTAAAAGTTAAATTAGCTGACGTTGCACTTGTCTGTAATGCAGCGTTATAACTAAATACTTGTACTTCATACGTTCCAATATCACTATTAAAGATTTCAAAATCAGGAGAAGAAACTGTTTGAGAGATAAAGTTACCATTATTAAATCTGTAGTTAACCTGATACTGCGTAACACCGACAATAGGTTGCCAACTAATAATTAATTTTGATACCGCCTGATTGTTTATAACAACAATTTTTTCTTCTGCCTGTAAAGCATTTGGTGGATCTTTTGGAAGATTCAGTATTGATACTGTTCTTGTTGGTAAACTTGCACCATCTTCAATAAATGCGTATTTAGCATCAACATAAGATAAAGCTGTAATCGCATAATTGATACCATCAGATTCTTGAACTGTTATTACTCTGAATTTTTGAGATTGAACTGTATCATTTGTTAATAACCAAACTGTATTAACATTTGGAGTTTGAGAATACGCACTATTTACTGTAATAACTGCACCTGAGATAGATGAGACATCTTTAGTTTCTACAGTTCCATTAGGTAAAACTATGCTAAGTTTTGGATTATTGGTTGTTGGTAAATCTGTTGCAGCAGAATCATCTACTGTTATCTGGGTTGTTGTTGCTGCACTAACTCTTCCTCCTCTTCTAACACCAGAACGGACAGGATCAGCAATATCAATAACAGCACCAGGTCTTACAACAATTCCAGAATCTATAGAAGTTGCAAATGCAACAACTTCACTTTCGTTTTGTTCGGCAAATAATATAGCTTTTGCTAATCTTCTAGCTTGACCTCTTGATGTACAAGCAAATCCTTTTACCTGTTTAATAATTACTCCAAATTTAGCTATTGCAGCAGCATCTTCATAAACTTCATAATCTATCTCTCTGCTATCCATATTGAAGTAAGAAACAGAAATAACAGTATTTCTTGTTTTTAATCCACTCCCTGAGTAATTAAAACCTTCTGAAGTTACATTAGCTAAATTAAATAAATAGCTTGCATCTTTTGGACTATCTTGTGCAAGAAGAATACTACCAGCAGACCAAATAGGCATACATCTCATTACACCTGCTAACTCATTTATCAAATCAAAAGCTTCACTCGATGATTGAATATTTACATTACAACTAAACCTTGCTTCTTGTCCTCCTAATCCATCTGATACCAATGTGTTTGCAAATTTACTTGCAGTAACAAAAGAGAATAAATCAAGAGAACTTTCTGCAATATGATTACCAAATCCATAGCGTGTGTCCAAAAGTAAGTCCAGTAGCACCATGCTTGGGCACGAGCACCATTGGGCAGCACCCATTACTCCATTAAAAATATAGCCATCAGGATAAACAATACGACCTGTTGAACTATCAACAGTAGGAGTACCAGAACTGTTAGCACCTGCTCCTGGAATCCTTATTTTTATTCCTCTAATACGATATTTTCTACTCGGAATTGATTGAAACTGCATTGAGTCCAATCGAAGAGAAGCATAAGCACTATCGGCATAAGTAGAAGCATCATCTACAATTTCACCAAAACTTGTCCATGTAAAAGCATCTATAAGACTCGAAGATGTACTATCTGCCGTAACTCTGGTAATTCTTATATCAACAGGAAAAGCACCTGTAAGATTTACTCTGTAGTCTCTTTGGTACGCATCAGCACTTCGACCTGTAATAGTGTCATCAATTACATCAGTAAAGCCACCAGAATTATATTGTACTGCTACTTTTAATTGAACAGTAGAACCAAGTAAATCTCCTTGGTCTGTTGCTTTTTGTAGTTGAGGAAAAGTTATCGTTACATTTACTGCATCAACATTTGAATTTGTAATCTGTCTGGTAACAGGAGAAGAAGCTGTTACAGTTACTCCTACACCAGTAACAGAAGAACTGCTTTCAATTCCTTCTACTTTTGTCTGACCTGATGTACCAAATCTAGGATTAAATGTTACATCTTGAAAATTAAAATCAGTTGTATCTGGAGAAGCAGAAGTAGCTGTTGCTTTTAAAACTGGAGTGTCATTTAAAAATACATCTTTTAATGCAGCATTGTTATATGCGGTAGTTCCCTGTGTTAAACCTTCTTTTGAAGCAGATGCAAAACCTTCAATCTCACCTTCAGAAATAAGATCAAGAAAAGTAGCAAACTGTCTACTATGTAAAGTATCAGGTGCTCTTGTTGGTTGAGGTGGAGTAGGAGGAGAAGGTGCTCCAGATCCTCTAATAATCTTAGGTTTTGTCATGCTTGTACCTGCTGAGTATCAATCGCACCACTTATTACGACTGATCCAGTTACTATTTCTCCATAAACTATTGGAACGGGAGTACCTGCCCTTGAAGTATTTTGCGTACCAGAAAAACTAAATGATAATTGTGGATCTTGTTCTGACTTAAATTCTTTTGGTTTAGGCAAAGGAAATAACATTTCAGAAACACCTTGCAAAGCTAAACTAGCTCCTAAATAAACCAAACCTTTGGCTAACTTACCTGCACTTGCAAAACCAAATCCTGTTGATATTCCTTCTGAAAAAACTAAACCATTAGGAACAAAAAAAGCAGCCCCTATTAATGCAGCACCTAACAAGACTTTTCCAAGCCCACCTCTACCAGCACCAGATATTACTGGCACAAAATGTATATCTTCTTGACCTATTGGATGATGTATTTCTTCTTCTCCTACATCATAATTACCAACTTTTACTTGATAATATTTAGGATTCATATATTTTTCTATCTGCGGAAAGTTATTGACAAGAAAACTTACTGCTTTTCCAAGACTATCTACCTGTACTTCAAATTCTTTATGCCCTATAAACTCAGCAAGCTCGCCATATAGTTTTACTTTACGCAACATAACGATACCTCCCTCCTGTACATTTTAATAACCATTGAGAATAAGGCTCTCTACAAGATAGTCTATCGGTTAAATGATGTAAAACATCTCCATCTAAAAAAATAGCTACATGATTTAAACCAGTAGATCCAATAGACATTAATAAAGCATCT